TAGTAAATGGCTCGTCGCACTCGTTCAACTCGCGGACGCCGACGCACTCGCCGAGCCAGGCGTCGTACCGCGAAGAAGCGTGGGGGTAAACGAGAAAAGCGGTACTTCAGAGAGCATGACGGAAAGTTTTACGCATACTACCCTGGCCCTGGCCCTGGCGACTTCACGAAGGGTGAGAAGCTCGACGGGAAGATTCGACCCACAACGACGGACAAAGTTGAATGGATCAATCTGGATCATGCCTCGCCACCCGGCACGCCTACCGGGGTTTAAACATTTTCTCCGTCCCTTACATATCCGTGTATTGATGCGAAAACAGCTATCGACATTGGCGTTTCAGGTGGTCGAGAGGCAGCAACAGCTTTCCGTCGCGGTGACACGAATTCAACGAGGATTCATGACACGCGAAAGTACCCTTGAAGCGTCCAGACATGTACAGGATATGGCGAAGATTCTTCGTGAGATCGAGGAATCATTGAAAACAAACTTTGACCACCGCCAAGTAAAAGGGAATAATGTCTGACATCACCATGCTCGTGGGCGGTGTCTCGCTGTTTCTCGGCGTCTGCTGTTGTCTGGGTGTAGCCGCATCGTTACAAGACGCAACCGCGGTTACGATTCAAGTCACTCGCAATCCAGTCGTGGTCACTCACGGCTCCGGATCCGATGAGCCCGAAGACCCAATCGACTTCAACTCGAAACCAAAGTCGTCGGACACCAGCTTAGGCTCGTGACGCTTGATAATCTCCTTCATCACATCGCTACCCTGACTTCCCAGAATGTCCTTGAGATACAACTCGAGATCCTTCTTGGACAGTGACCAACCCTTCTTCCACTTGTTGGGTCGCTTGACGTTAAACATTGCATCCGACTCACTCAGGTGGATCTGGTCGGGGAGGATGGTGTGGGCGTACAGAGCCGCAAGATCCACCTCGACGCTGCGACGCGTGTCGCGAAGTTCAGAGACCTGTCCATTCAGCTCGGTGATGGTCTTGTTGATGCGCACGTACTTGGAGAGAATAGGCTTGAGGGCGTCCATTGTGGTTTGTACTGACACTCACAAGGAAAGTATCCGTTTTAAGCAAGGATGTTCCTCTTCGACGAGGACGAGATTGAGCGGTTGCGTACCGTGTATAACAAAGAGCACCCAAAGGAGCCCCAAATCCAGAAACGCGGATCCTCTGCCGTATGGGCCGAGCTCAAACGCCGCCTCCATTCCAAGTGCAATACCGGTGAGCCAACCTGTATTGTGAACTCAATGATCAAGCGCCCCCGTGCACCGGCCTCTTGGAAGAAGAACCCCACAGAATGGTTATCGTCTGACGATATCGACAAGGTTGAGCGGTCGTATGAGAAGGTGATCGAGGACTACCACTTTGTTGGATGTGTACCGATCGATTTCGATCTCAAGTCCGAGATGTCCAAGTGCATTGTGTCTGCGCTCTGCTCCATGAAGCTGGAGCAGCTGTATAAGAAGGGATTTCGCCGCATAGGAATCGTATTCAACACGGATGTCCACGACGGCCCCGGACAGCATTGGATCGCTGCGTTTCTCGACATGCGCGATGAGCTGCAGTTCCCCCGCATGACCTATTTTGATTCGTATGCTCACAAGCCCGAGAAGGAGATTCAGCGCCTCATGTTTCGGTGGAAGGATCAATGGGACGGGAAGCATCCACACGAGACACCGATGAAACTGACCTACAATGCGACGCGGCACCAGTTCAAGGAGTCAGAGTGTGGAATGTATTGTCTGTATTTTCACTATGCATGTCTGATGGATATTTCAATGGAGAAGCGCATTTCGGATGAGGACATGAATCACCTTCGCCGTGGCGGTGAAACGCTAGGTGCATTATTTGTGTGATACTACGTAATGGAACCGCTGGTCGTGGTTGGAGCACTAGTTGCGGCCGGATACATCCTCGCATCCTCTGAGTCACCTCTTCAGGAGGATCGCAGCAAGACGCTGGTCGATTACTATGTACAAGGTGGGGACCTGGACACTGCGCTGGACAAGGGGTACCGACTGGTCGAGCTTCACGTGTATTCGGACGGAGAGGATCAGCCCGTGGTTGCTCTCAGTCCTCAGTACGATGGGATAAATGCCCGAGGATTCCAGTCGTGTTGCGCTGCGATTCTACAGAAGGCATTCCCGTCTCGTGATCCTCTGATTCTGAGTATCGTCCTGCATACGGAAAAGAGCTTCACTGCGAACCGTGTCGCACAGCACCTCAAGACGACCGTTCGGAGGCAGCTCTTCTCGGGCACGATTGAGAACATCCCACTCTCGGAACTCGCAGACAAGGTCATCATCGCATGTGGCAATGAAGCACGTGGGACGGATCTCGAGCCGTTAGTGAATATATCGTGGAACGAAAGCCACCTGCGTCGACTGACGTATCAACAGGCAGCTCACCCTCGTGAACCAGACGAGCTGCGTTCGTTCACGCATTCGCATATTGCGATTGTCGCACCTGACCAGGCCTTTTCTAAGTTCAAGGTCATGGACGACGTGTATGCGTATGGATGTCAGTGGAATCTGTGTCCGACCCCCCTCGGTCGTCCTGGATTCATTTCGCGTACTTAAAACAAAATGGCAGGAAACGCTTGGATCAAGCACGTCATGAAGACTCGCGCGACGATGAAGAAGAAGGGTCACCTCCCCAAGGGGTTCCAGGGCATGAAGATGGCGATCATGGAGGCCAAGAAGACGTGGAAGACGTCGAAGCGGTCATATGGTGAACCTGCGCGTACGACGCGCCGCCACCGCCGCAAGAGCCGCAAGTCGATCTTCTAAATGAATGCAGATCGCATGACTAAGTAGGTAAGTACCAAGAAACAAACCATATACACTTTCATCAACAGCGAGGTCTCTTCACCTCCATGTTTACGAGAGTAGACTTCCACCTGCGATCCGTCGAGTACGCTTAGGGTTACGATTTTTGGTGTAGCTTCCATTGTCAAGTCGTCTGCAGGTTTTTCCATGGTAGGTTGCTTTGGAGCACCCGCTCTTGTAGTAAGCCACATGGTGTGCATACCCCTTAAAGCTACGGATGGACGAGTTCGTTTTCTCGGAGAGACGCCGCAGGAGCCCGTACATCCAATGGAGGTATGCACTACGCGAAGTCAAGTCAAACGGATGCGACCGCATATACTGCACGTACACCTTGCGTAGTTTGGGAAAGGGATAGGTCACCATCAAGCTCCGTAGAAAGGCCTGTTGTGTATGGATGTCATCGAACTCCGGCTTCTCCGGGAAATTGTAGGCGATGGCAAACAGAAAGTCGCGTCCCGGGACACCGTGGGGAGGTTTCTTCAGAAGATGCTCATACTTCTCATGCACGTCCTCATAGGTCGGATCGGGCTCGGGGAGAATGACCGCAGGATCCTTTTCGGCCTGTAGTTTCAGCTTATGGTTGACCATGCGGTGAATCTCGTAGAGCCAGTGCCCAGCGTCCGCCCCCTTTGCCAAGGGGTGATCGGCTACGAAGTTCGACGTACTTTCCCGACAGAACTTGCAGGGCAGGATTCGAGCCATCAATGCCAAGGTGTTTCCGGGTGACGGCGAACCCTCTGCGATGAAGTGGAACAATTGCCACCCAGAGGGGCCAAAGAATCTTGTATCCATTGCTATTCAACGGATATCTTTCTCCGCCATCCATGCAGCGATCTGAACCGTCATGGCGGAGTCAAACACTGGGTTGTGCGCCTTACCCACTGGAAACGCCTTCTTCAGTCCAGCATCCAATTCCTTCGAGATGCAGTGATACGTGCCTTCCAACTTCGCCGTGCCACACCGTTTACTGAACTCCGGGTTATGACGCGCAATATCAAAGATCTTCAACGGTGCATGGTAGGCGATCTTGTACTTTGTACATGCAGACTTGATAGCTTTCATATCCATGTCACCCTTCACGATCACAACAGACTCACTGATCGTCTTCACGAATCCGGTGAGCCAAGATGTGGGCTTCAAGTGTGGCTTCACCTTAGGGTCTGCAAAGTATGCCTTGACACTGTCGTCGTTATGCAGAAACTCCCGCGCCGACCGCTCAGTCTCTTCAAGGATATCCAGGATCTCTGCTGTCTTGGGTGTAACGGTAGAATAACTGGATGAAACGCGGTTCAGCTGTCCGCCCGGAGGCGGAAGAACAACGAAGAACGGCGCAGAGCGAACCCATGCATCACCGCTGCGAGTCATGTGGTATCCACCCACCTCTCGAGGGAGGAATGTAGGTCCCAAGTGCCAGAACTCACAATCAAACGCCAAGAGCGAAGTGGCGTTTCCTGCCAATCGATTCAGAGCGTCGCTCCGGATCCTCATTATGTCGTTCCCTGAAAAACATTCTGAACCACTCAATAAATGCTCGATACCAAGGACATCATCATTCTCACTGCGGCGTTTTATCTCGGAAGTGTAGTGGCTGGATTCTTCAAGTCGCTGAATGACGGTATCCTCGTGCCGCTCCTGGCTCCTGCCGCGTCGGCGGGTAAGGGAATCTCCGGCTTTTCCATCAAGGTCGGCTCGGCTGACCTCAAGGTCGGTCAGGTGATCGTGGAGCTGGTGAACCTCACGGTGTCCTTCGCACTGGTCGTCTTCACCATCGGTCTGCTGCGCTCGTACGTACTGAGCAGGATCGGTGCCAGGCGCGGCGGCGGGGACGACTAGGCCATTGAAAGAAAACTAACGTAGTAATAATGTTCGAAGAGGCGTGGAGAAAGGCGACGGATGGATGGAACAGTCTAACTAGCACGGCGACAGGTACATGGGACAGTTTCAAGAATCGTCTGTTTCCACCTGCTCAGCCCACTCCCTCTCCCCAGGGTGGTCGTAGCAAGACCTACCGCCGCAAGGGTAAGAAGAAGTCTAAGCGTCGCCGCACCGGAAGGAAGTCCAGCCACCCCTAGGCATCTTACCGTAGGCCGCCTCCAACCGCTTTCTCAAATCGGCAGGGCTTCCCTTATGCAACTCATTTGAACGTTTCCACTCACCAAATGTCATCGTAATACTCGGCCACGAAGTCGGATCACGCTCCTGCTCATCCACCTGCAACTGCGGCTGAGCGTGAATCTTCTCACGGAGGAACTTGGCGATCACGTCACTGTCCTCCTTGTACTCCGCAATGTACTCCATCACCTTATCTGGCGCCGTCAGCTTTCGCAGACCCTTACCCTCCGTGAAGAGGTGAACCAGGTAACTAAGGAACGCCGTCGCCCACGTCTCGCTCAGGCAGTTCTGCTTCATGCTCTCGTTCATCAGCTTCTCGTGCGGGAGCTTCGGGTCGAACACGAACTTGTTCGGGAAGCCAACAACCACCAGACGGCGCCACGTACCACCATCTGTCGTATTGATCTTCGGCTTCTCGTTACACGCCAGATTGAACCGTGCCTGGAGCTCAAAGTCAATCATCTGCTTCGAACCCGCATACAGATCACGCGCCGTGATCTTCTCCGACGACGCCAACTCCTTCATCAGACCCGTATTCAGCGGCACCTGCTCATCCGGTTCCTGCATCGTCACGAAACGACGACCCTTGATGCGCATCAGCTCCGGAGCCGCCGCCGCAGACTTGTTACGCCCCTGCGTCAGAAGCGAGATTGGAACCGTACATGCATAATCACCCATGGTGGTCGACATCAGAATCATCAGCATGGACTTGCCGTTCGAACCCTCGCCGGTCAGGATGTGGAACTTCTGCGCGTCGTTCTCACCCGACAACGAATTCGCAAGGTACGCGAGGAAGTACGTCCGAACCTCTGCGTCTGGCAGCACGTCATGTAGGAACTTGTTCAGCTCAGACCAGCAATCATACTCGTAGTACGGTTTCTTCGGATCAAAGTCGAGATTGGTGCAGAAGGAGATGTAATCTTCCGGCTTCCCGTCACGGAACACCGGAGGCGTTGTCGTCATGTCGAACACCCCATTACGGAAGGCGATCAGCCGCTTGTTCTCATCGACCTTGTTCGCAAACTCCTCGTCGAGGAATAGCTCACGGCACTCATCCATGACGCTCTTCTTGAAGCCCGTCTTCTTCAGAGCCTTGATGATATCAGTATACGCCTTCTCTTTCTTCTCCGAGCGACACAGCTCACATCCGGATGGATCATGCTTACCCTCAGCCGTATGGGTCATATTGCCATTGAACTGAGCCGTCTTTTCTTGTAGAAC